TATTTCCACGGCGCGCAGATCCAGAACGGCGAGTGCGATTCCTCCTACCAGATTAGCCAGTGCACGATTCTCTCGGGCGCCAAGTTTGACTTCGGCCTCGCTGTCGGCGTCTCCAACGGCCTGACCCTGACCGGCGGCATGTTTGGCCTCGGCACGGTCGCTGACGTACTCCCGCTTGGCCGACAAGGCGACGGGATCGATTCCTCGGGTCTCCGCTACATGCGCGGGACACAGATCGACTTCGGCTCGGTCGACGTCAACTTCGACATCGCCACGGCGGTGAAGATCGATGGCACCTTCTATAGCTATGGTTCGGGCAGTGGCGTCTCCAGTCTCGACGCTCCGGCCTTCAGCACCTCGTGGTCAATCTCGTCCGCGCAGGTGACCGGCTTTCAGCAGCTGTTCAAGGCCAGCATCGTCAACGGCGTTGGGCCGATCCAGATCACGTCGACCGGCAACAATGCCAACCCGGCGGTCACTCCCGACAATACCGCCGTGGTCTATTCAACCGACCGGTTCGGCGATCGACGGCTGATGTATCAGCTGCTCGCTGGCTCGGCGATGAGCACCGAATACGCGGTCAGCGCGCTGACCAGCTTCGTGATGATCGGCGACAGTCTCACCGCCGGCGTCGGCGCGTCCCCCTCGACAGATGGCTTCGCCTACCTGATCGCGGCCAATTTCGCGCGGGCCTATACCATCGCCGCGCGCGGCGGCCAGACCAGCCGCCAGATCGCTACACGGGTCGGAGCCTTGGCCGTGACGGCCACCGTCTCGGGCAACAGTATCGCGTCCGGCTCGAATTCGATCACTGCCCTGAACGGCGTGGCGATCGCACCGTCCAGCGGCACAGACTACCAATGGATGTCGACGCCGGCCGACGACAACACCACCACCAGCACCGGCACGATCATGACCTCGCCGCCGGTGCATGGGACGTTCACCCGCACCGCGACCGGCGGACCGCCATCGACGGCCGAGGCCTACAGCTTCACGCCTGACGCCGGCTACAGCCTACCAATCGCCTGCGCAGCCAACACGCCGATCGTCCTCGACACGCTGACCTATGACCAGCAGACGGTCTTCATCTGCGTCGGCACCAACGACTTCACCAACCCTTCGCAGGTGATCGCGTCGATCACGGCTCTGGTGGCCTGGTACAAGCCGCTGGTGAAGAAGCTGATGATCCTGACTCCGTTGGATCTTGGCCAGACCGTCAACTCGCAAACCGGCGGCTCGCTCAACACGGCAATCAGCTCGCTCTGCGCCACGATCCTGTCGACCTGGCCCAACTACGCCGTCGATGTCCGAACGCCGCTGCTCGACGGCACAGGTAAGATCGCCACCGCCAATATCGATTCCGGATCCGGCCACCCGGACAACGCTGGCCACGCCCTGATGGCGGCGGCTGCCATCGCTTCAGCCACCACGAGGAACTTCTAGATGACCACCCAAAACTCGATCCTGAAGAAGGCCGCGACCGCGTTCACCGGCGCGGCCAGGCCGAAGGCCACGCAGGACCCCACCATCCGTCCGGGCACGCTGGGCCTGTGGGATTTCACCGACAAGCGCTGCAACCCGAACGCCGACGGCGCCTTAGCCATCGGCGCGACCTTCAACAACATGGTCGATGGGGGCGCAGCCGTTACGGTCCTCGCCACAGGCCTCACCAGCGTGGCTGGCAAGGCCGGAATTACGACGCCTGGCGCCGGGACCTATATCCAGCTGGGCGGCGCCGGACTGTTCGACCTGCATGCATCGCAGGATGAGCTTCTGTTCAACTTGACCTTCAAGCTCCCGGCCTCTGGGCTGACGACGGGCTTCGCGCCGCAGTTCGGCATGGGATCAGCTGGCGCCATCGGAAACGTCGGGACCACGCCCTTCCGGCTCGACATGGGCTCGGACGGAAAAACGGCCCGCGCGCAATTTGGCAACGGATCGACGCTTTCGAATAGTCAAATTGCCTTGGCCCAAAACGTGGTGAACCAACTCATCGTCCACTTCAAGCCGTCGACCGGCCTTATCGAACTCTACGTGAACGGGGCGCTAGCCTTGAGCCAGGCCAACACGCCGTTCACCTTGCAGAACGGTTCGGCCATGCTTGCCTATATCGCTGGAGGCTCCGCAGGCACGACCCTTTACAGAGCGGGGTTCGAGGATGTCGCCGCCACCGCAGCAGCCGAAGCGGCCATGGGTTTAACCCCGCTTTCTGTCGCGCAGCTGGCGGCCAACGACTACCTGTTCATCACGGGCGCCAGCGCGATCGCGCCGCGTTCGGCTCTCGTCTAGGGGTGCCGCGTTCTAACTGGGACCGGTAGCCCGCATGGCCGACATCAGCCTAAAGCCCCTACAGCCGAAGGAGGCCATCGCCTACTTCCGGGGCAAGGGTCTGGCGGCGTCGTTTGCCTGGCAGGACATGTGGCAGGAGGAGCACGCCAAGGCCTTCACCGTGGCCAAGGCGATGCGGCCCTCGCTGCTGCAGGATATCCGCGACGCCCTGGATAAGGCGATCGCGGAAGGGACCACCTTAGAGACCTTCAAGAAGACCCTGAGACCCACGTTGGAGGCCCAAGGCTGGTGGGGCAAGCAGCGGATGGTCGACCCGCTGACCGGCGAGGAGAAGCTGGTCCAGCTCGGCTCGCCGCGCCGCTTAAGGACCATCTTCGACACCAACATGCGCACCGCCCACGCGGCCGGCTACTGGGAGCGCATCCAGGACACCAAGGACACCCTGGAATACCTGCGCTACCAGACCGCCGGCGACGCCCGCGTGCGGCCCGAACACGCCGCCTGGGACGGCACCACCCTGCCGGTCGACGACAGCTGGTGGGACGTCCACAATCCGCCCTGCGACTACGGCTGCCGCTGCACGGTGGTCCAGGTCTCCAAGGGCCAGCTCGCCCGCGAAGGCGGCCAGGTCACTGACCGGCCGATCGCCTTCCCCTCGCGCAGCTACACCAACCCGCGCACCGGCGAAGTGGTCAGCGTTGAGGGCGGCATCGGACCAGGCTGGGGCTACAACGTCGGCAAGGCCTACCTGGAGCGCGACACCCCGTCGCCGATGGGGCCGCCGATCGGCGTCGGGTTCGAGGGCGACGACACCGCCGCCGGCGCGGCCGAGACGGCGATCACCAGGCGCAAGGTGAGCGCGGATCTCTACCTCGACGCCGGTGTCTCGGCCGACGAGGCGCAGGCCGCCTTCCTGGGCGGCTTTGGCGTGGCGCCCGACAAGAGCCGGATCATCGGTGATCCCAGCGGCGACGGCCTGGTGGTCGGCCCCGGCCTGTTCAAGGATTCGGTGGGCGAGCCGGTGCGCCTGTCCAAGGCCATCCTGCGCGCCCTGCCGCTGATCGGCCTGACCCTTCGCGAGCCGGCGGAGATCCGCAGGGCCTGGCGCGCCGGGCCGGACGGCCTGTCGCTGCTGACCCGGCGCTACATCGCCCGCTATGAAGTGGGCGACCAGCTGGTCGACGTGGTGGTCGATTGGGCCAACGGCGGCTGGTGGCCAGGCGTGGCGATCGGCGGCTCCGGCCAGCGCCTGGCGCAGCTGCGTACCGGCGCGGTGATCCACCAGGTCGCGGCCTAGACTCCGTCGCCCGTTCACGGCGCCCCTTCACGCCCGGACGATTTCAACCCATAACTTCAGGGCGCGCCGACCTCCGCGCCGGCTTCACCCTGAATTAGTTCAGGGTGTTTTGCCCTCCTAGCCCCGCCGATTGTGCGGCTATGAACTTCGGCAAACGCAATCTGATGCAGACCGCCGCCGGCGAGGCCGTCGCCGCCGCGAGCGCGACCGGCGAGCCGGTCAAGCGCGTGCAGCTGCTGCCCATGGGCGAGATCAATTGCAAGCGCGATGGACGCAAGTTCCGGGTCAGGGACCTGGCGCACGCCCGGGAGATCGTCGCCGCCACCGTGGCCACCGCCTCGCCGGCCGAGATCCCGATCGACTATGACCACCAGCTGCTGAACGCGACGCAGCCAGGCGGTCCGGGCGGAACGGCCAAGGCCTCCGGCTGGATGCGCAACTTCAGCGCCGAGGCCGACGGCGTCTGGGCCGAGGTCGAATGGACGGCCGCAGCCGAGGCCGCGCTGCGGGCCAAAGAGTACCGCTACATCAGCCCGGTCTTCACCCACGCGCCCAACGGCGACGTGACGCGGATCTACCACGCCGGACTCACCAACTTTCCCGCCATCACCGAGCTGGCCGCCGTGGCCAGCGCCGGAACAGGAGAAGACATGGACTTGACCGCCCTAGCCGCCGCCCTCGGGCTGCCGGCGACCGCGACGCTCGCTGAGTGCGTCGCTGCGGCGGCTACGGCTCGCGCCGCAGCTTCCGCCCAAATCCTCACGCTGGCAGCCGCCGCCGGCGTTCCGACCGCGACCACGGTCGAGGCCGTCTCGGCCGCGATCGCCGAGGCCCGCTCCAACGGCCGGGTCGATCCCACCAAGTACGCGCCCATCTCCGAGCTAGTGGCTCTGCAGGCGCGGCTGACCACCATCGAGAGCGGCAACGCGGTCGCGGCAGCCACCGCCGCCGTCGACGCCGCCGTGCTGGCCGGCAAGGTCACTCCCGCGAACCGGGAGTGGGCGCTGGGCTACGCGACCGAGAACCCCGCCGGCTTCGCCACCTACATCGGCAACGCCCCGGTGGTCGCCGCCGCGACCATCACCGACCCCACCAAGCTGCGACTCGAGTCGGCCGACAGCCTGACGGCGGACGAACTGGCCGCCGCCGCCGTGGTCGGCATCTCGGCCGAAGCCGCCCTCGCGTCGAAGAAGGAGATGATCGCCAATGGCCGCGCTTAGCACCGAACGCAGCACCGTTAAGCGGTCGGGCGAGATCTTCTCGCGGCCGGTCGAGGCGGCGACCAAGGTCTATGCCGGCGGTCTCGCCTGCCTCAACGCGGCCGGCAACGCCGTGCCCGGCTCGACCGCCACCACCCTGCGCGCGGACGGCGTCTTCCAGAGGACGGTGGACAACACGCTGGGCTCGGCCGGCGCGCTGACCGTGGACGTCGAGGCGGGTATCTTCCGCTTCGATAACTCCTCGGGCGGCGACGCCATCGTCGAGTCCTCGCTGCTGCTCACCTGCTACATCGTCGATGACCACACGGTGGCCCTGACGAGCGGCGGCAGCACCCGGTCCGTGGCGGGCAAGATCGTCGACATCGACGCCTATGGCGTCTGGGTCGAGGTCGGCTCCCCGTCCTTCCCCATCCTTTAGGAACCGCACTCCATGATCGTTAACGGTCCGAACCTTCGCACCCTCGGCATTATGTTCAACGCCGCCTTCACGGCCGGCCTGGGCATGGCCAACCCCACCTCCCAGCGCGTCAGCATGACCGTGCCCTCGACCACCGAGACCGAGGAATACGGCTGGCTGGCCCAGGTCCAATCGGTCCGCGAATGGGTCGGCGACCGCGTGGTCAACAACCTCTCCGGCTACAAGTACACCATCACCAACAAGGACTACGAGAACACCATCGGCGTCCCCCGCAACAAGATCGAGGACGATAATCTCGGCATCTACGGGACCCTGTTCCAGGAGATGGGCTACTCGGCCGCCGCGCACCGCGAGCAGCTGGTGTGGCCGATGCTGGAGACCGGGTTCGAGACCGCCTGCTACGACGGCCAGCCCTTCTTCTCGACCACCCACCCGGTGACCCTGCCGGGCGGCGCGGAGGGCGTCTACGCCAACACCGACGCCGAGGCCGGCGACGGGGCGCCGTGGTTCCTGTTCGACATCAATCGGCCGATCAAGCCGATCCTGTTCCAGGACCGCAAGCCGTTCCAGTTCCTGGCCATGGACCGCGCCGACGATCCCAACGTCTTCATGAGGAAGGAATTCCTCTACGGCATCGACGCCCGACGCAACGTGGGCTTTGGCCTGCCGCAGCTGGCCTGGGGTTCGACCCAGCCGCTGAACAGCGCCAACTACGGCGCCGCCCGCGCCTCCATGCGCACCCTGACCGGCGACGGCGGCATCAAGCTCGGCATCACGCCGAAGCTGCTGGTCTGCCACCCGGACCTGGAAGAGGCGGGCCTGGAGCTGCTGAACGCGGATCGCAACGCCGCCGGCGCGACCAACGTCTGGAAGGGGACCGCCGAGCTGATGGTCAGCGAGTGGCTCTAGGATGGCGTTTGTTCGCTTCAGCTCGGCCCGCGCCAACTATGTGCGCGGCGGCCTTCACTTCCGGGACGGCTCCCCGGACGTGAAGCGCATGCCGGACGGTCGCCTGGCCATCGTGCTGGGCGACGTCGGCCAGACCAAGCTGGGCGAACAGAACTTCCTGGCCCTCGCGGCCGACCCCAACATCAAGGTCGACCGGGTCGGCCCTGACGGTCTGACGGCCACCGAGCGCAAGCTCGGCAAACAGGCCCAGGCGCGCCAGCGCCAGACGATCAAGCGTGTGTCGACCGCGATCGCGGCGACCACGACGGCCAAGCAGAAGGCTCACGAAAAGCGCGTGGCGGCGCTCCAAGGCAACAGCAAGGATCCTGCGTCCACATGACCGACCAGACCACGGCCTCTGGCGGCGCTCCCGCGCCCGCTCCGCAACCCGCGCCGGCCCCTGCCGCCGCCCCCGCCGCGCTGACCCCGGCCAGCGTCGCGGTCGCCAACGCCGCGTCGGCGGGGAAGGCCTTCACGGCCCGTCTCGCGCGCCTCTATGACGCCGAGCGAGCGGCGGTGCTGAAGGATCTGGGCCTGGCCCAATCCTTCGAGAAGACCCACGCCTTCATGAGCGGTCTGGCCGTGGGCATCTTCGGCTTCGCCGGGCTGCTCGGCGTCAGCTTCATCGTCCGCATGGTGCTCGGCTGACCCATGGCCTATGCGGCGGTCGCAGATCTGATTGCGCGGTTCGGCGTGCGGGAGCTGATTCAGCTCACCGATCGCGCTGAGCCGCCGACCGACCAGGTCGACGACGCCGTCGCCTGCATCGCGCTGAACGCCGCCAGCCAGATCGTCGATTCCCACGTCTCGGTGAAGTACAACCTGCCGCTGGCCCAGGTGGACCCGCTGCTGGTGGACATCACCTGCGACATCGCCCGCTTCCGCCTCTATTCGACCCAGGCCACCGAGCTGGTGATCGAGCGGAACAAGCAGGCTCTGGAAAGCCTCAAGCGCATCGCCGCCGGCACGATGAAGATCGACGTCGGCGGGGTCGAGCCCGAGTCCCGCACCACGGTCATCCTGGCCCAGAGCGACCCGCGCCGGTTTAGCCGCCGAACGGAGAGGAACGGCTGATGCCTCCTCAGTCCGGCGTCAGCCTAAGCCTGCAGGCCAAGGGCCTCGAAGAGGTCGAGTGCAAGCTCGCGCGCCTGGTCGCGGCGCTGCCCAAGCCGCGCAAGCTGATGAACACGATCGGCGCGGTGCTGGAATCGAGCACGCGCCAGCGGTTCCGCACGGGTCAGAGCCCTGACGGCATCGCCTGGAAGCCGTCCAAGCGCGCGATCGCGGCCAAGGGCAAGACGCTGGTCTGGCGTGGCCACCTGCGCGACTCGATCACCCACGACGCCGATGACACCCGCGCCGAGGTGGGCACTAACCTGGTCTATGCCCGTATCCACCAGCTGGGCGGCTGGATCAGGATCAAGAACGCCGGCGCCGGGCTGCGCAAGCGCGCCGGCCCCGTCCGCACCCAGTGGAAGATGCCGGCTCGGCCCTACCTCGGCGTGTCCGAGGGCGACCGCATCGAGATCGCCGACCAGGTCGAGAAGTACATCCATCGGGTGCTGTCATGATCATGATCGGCCAGGTCGAGAACGCCATGCTGGCCCGGCTGCGGGCGGCGACGACGGTTGAGGCCGTCCGCTACAAGTATCCGACCCTGGAGACCTGGCCCAAGCGGTTCGACGAGGTGCTGTCCAGTGAGACCACCCGTTACCCGGCCGCCTGGACCGCGTTCGGCGGCGCCCACAAGATTGAGCGCGTCTCCTCCAACCGCTGGCGCGCCTATTGCGTGTTCGGCCTGGTGGTCGCGGCGCAGAACCTGCGCAACGAACAGGCGACCCGCCACGGCGGCTCCCAGTCCGAGCCCGGCTCCTACCAGCTGGCCACCGATGCCGTGCGGATCCTCGCCGGCCAGACGCTCGGCTTGGACATCAACCCGCTGGAGCCGACCTCGATCCTGGAGGTCGAGACGCCAGACGTGCCCAAGGTCAAGCAGCTGTCGATCTACGCGGTCAGCTTTGACACCAGCCTCTACTTCGACGCCGCGCGCAGCGTTGGCGACATCAACGACTTCGCCCTGTTCCACGCCGACTGGGACCCCGCGCCCTTCGGCCATGTGGACCCGACCAACCTGCCCGCGCCGATTGGCGAGGCCATCGTCTCCGACAACATCTCTTTGAGGCCCGTCGAATGAGCACCACCCGCGTCCTGATGCCCGCCGAAGGCCGCCGCGTGCGCTTCCCGGTGACCGGCAAACTGCTCAAGGACACGGGCGAGCCCATCGTCTGGTCGAGCTACTGGCACCGGCGCTTCGAGGCCGGCGACGTGGTCGACGCGCCCGCCAAGGCCGCGCCGGCCGCGCCCGCTGCGGCCAAGGCCGCCGTCGCGCTCGCACCGCCGCCGCCTCCGGCCGCCGCCGTCGTCGTCGTGAAGGAAGCCTAGACCATGACCATCAGCTTCAATGGCATCCCGGTCGGCGTCCGCACCCCCGGCAGCTACGTCGAGTTCTCCAACGTCCGCACCATCAACGGCTTGGCAGTCTGGCCGACCGCGATCATGATCCTAGGCCAGATGCTCGCTGGCGGGTCGGCCGCCCCTTACAAGCCGGTGCAGATCTATTCGCCGCTCGGTGGCCAGGGGCCGTTCGGCCAGGGCAGCATGCTCGACCGGATGATCCAGGCCTCGGTGGGCAACAACAGCTCCACGCCGACCTTCGCGATGGCGCTGCCTGACAATGGCGCGGGCGTGGCCGCGACCCAGACCATCACCGTCACCGAGCAGCCCACCGTGGCGGCCACTATCCCGCTCTATGTGGCCGGCCAGGCGGTCGATGTCGGCTGCAACGCGGGCGACGCCCTGGACACGGTCGCGGCGAGCATCGCCGCCGCCATCGAGGCCGACGATGATCTGCCGGTCACCGCCGTCTCCGTAGGCGCGGTTGTCACCACCACCTGCAAATGGAAGGGCCTGACCGGCAACGGCATCGATATCCGCACGGCCTACTATGCCAGCGACGTCATGCCGACCGGCCTGGCCCTGACCATCGCCGCCGGCGTCGCCGGCTCCGGCGACCCGGACATCGCCGCCGCGCTCGCCGCCCTGGGCGCGACCCAGTACAACTTCATCGTCCATCCCTGGACCAGTGGCGGCGACCTGGCCGAGCTGGCCACCGAGCTGGCGGCCCGTCGCGGCCCGATGCAGCAGATCGACGGCGTGGCCTTCTCGTCCGCAAAGGGCTCGATGGGAACGCTGGCCTCGCTCGGCGCGACCATGAACAGCCCGGACATCTCGATCAGCGAATGCACCGGTCCCACGACGCCCTGGGAACGCGCCGCGCGGGAGTGCGCGGTCATCGCGCTCAACGGCACCATCGACCCCGCGCGGCCCTTCCAGACCCTGCCCCTGGCCGGCGACATGGCCCCCAACCAGGCCGAGGCCTTCACCCCCGACGAGGTCGAGGCCCTGCTGCATGACGGCATCTCGCCGCATGCGGTCGGCGGCGGCGGCGCGGTCGAGCTGGTCCGGCCGATCACCACCTATCAGACCAACGCGGCCGGCGCGCCCGACGCCTCCTATCTCGACGTGAACACCATGCTCACGCTGAGCTATCTGCGCTACTCGCTGCGGGTCCGCTTCGCCCAGAAGTTCCCCCGCATGAAGCTGGCCGACGACGGCATCACCGTCGCGCCGGGCCAGGCCATCGTCACCCCCAAGACGCTCACCGCCGAGCTGATCGCCCTGGCCGGCGACTGGCAGGCCGCCGGCCTGGTGGAGAACCTCACCGAGTTCGCCAGCCTGCTGGTGGTGCAGCGCAACGCCAACGACCCGTCCCGCGTCGACGCGCTCATCCCGCCCGACATCGTCTCCGGCCTGCGCGTCTTCGCGGCCCAGATCCAGTTCGCGTTCTAGGAGGGCGCAGATCCATGGCTGACAAGATCCTTGGCTTCGCGGAGGTCATCGTCGACGGCGTGGTCCTCCTGAGCGGAGACGACTCCACCATCGACGTCGGCGGCATCAAGCGCACGCCCGTCGTCGGCAACAGCGTGCTGGGCTACCGGGAGGAGACCATGTTCTCGGTGGTCGAGGTCAACGTGGCGATCGACGCCGACTACTCGGCCGCCAATATCGGCGCGATCACCGGGGCGACCATTCAGTTCTCGGCCGACACCGGCCAGGTCTGGAGCATCGCCAACGGCTGGAGCGCGGACCCGGCGAAGATCACCCAAAAGGACGGCAAGGCGAAGCACACCTTCAACGGGCCGCCCGCAACCGAAATCCTGTCTGGAGCCTGACCTTGAACCCGAAATGCACCACCAACGAAGACGGCAGCATCACCTATCCGCTTGACCACCCGGTGGTGATCCAGCGGCGCGCGGCGGGGTCGGCGACGGTCACCGAGGAGACGGTCTCCGAGGTCACGGTTCGCCGGGCCAAGGCCAAGGATCTGCGGGTGATGGACCGCCACAAGGGCAAGATGGGCCAGAGCCTGGCGCTGATCTCCGCCCTGACCGGCCTGAACGAAAAGCAGGTCGATGAGCTGGATGCCGCCGACGTGACGGGGCTGAGCGAGATCGTGTCGGATTTTTTTCCGGATCTCCAGGAAACTGGCGAGACGTCCTAGCGGACGTCGCCGCCGCCTTTCACTTCCCGCTGTCCGAGCTTTGGGAGCTGGACGTGGAGGAGCTGCTGATGTGGCACGAGCAGGCGAAGCGTATCCATGAAGGATCTCAAACTTAGTCTGATCGTCGAGGCCCTCGATCGGGCCACCGCACCCATGCGCAAGATCGCTGGCGGCCTGGCCGCGATCGAGGCTCGCGCCACGAAAGTGGGGCACGCGTTCAAGAAGCTGGGCATGGTCGAGCTGTTCGGCGGCGCGGCCCTCATCGGGGCGGCCACCGAGGGCGCGCGCGGCATTTGGGAGCTGACCCGAGGCACCGCGGAATTTGGCGTCGAGGCGCTGCACGCCGCCCAGAAGGCGTCGATGACTGTCGAGCAGATTCAGAAGCTGCAGTTCGCGGCCAAGATGACGGACGTCGACGCCGACTCCCTCGGCGAGACCATGTTCCGCTTCAACCAGCATGTGATCTCGGCCGCCATGGGGTCGAAGCGGGAGGAGCGCGCCCTGAAGGCTATGGGCGTCCAGATCAAGGACACCCACCACAAGCTTAAGCCCCTCTATGAGCTGTTCCTGGAGTTCAGCGACAGCTTCTCGAAGATGGACTCGCGGGTCGCCAACTTCGCCGCCTTCACCATGCTCGGCCGGGGCGGCGTCCGCTCGATCCCGCTGCTCAAACTGGGTCGAGAGGGCCTGATCGCCTTCGGCAAACAGGCCGAGGCGATGGGCGTCATCATGGACCAAGACACCGCCGAGCGGGCGGAAGGTTTCATGCAGCACATGAAGCTGGTCGGCATGGCGGTCGACGGAATCAAGATGCGGCTGGGCATCCAGCTGATGCCGGTGATGGACGCCTTCCTGGTCAGGCTGACCACGATGATCGTTCACCTGCAGCCGAGCGCGGTTAGGCGGTTCTCCGACGCCATCGGCGGCCTGATCGACCACCTTCCGCAGCTGCTCGTGCTGTTCGAACGTGGCGCGATCGCCGGGACCAAGCTGGCGGACAGGCTGCTCGATCTGTCCAACCACGCGGGCGTCGTCAAAGGGGTGCTGATCGGCCTGGGCGCACTGCTGGGCCTGCAGCTGATCGTCGGTTTCTTTGAGCTGGCCTTCGCCGTCGGCGCGGGCATCACCGCCTTCGTCGGCTTCGTCGATGTGATCGGCTCGCTGATCGCCCTGGCCGCCGGCGTGACCTCGTTCGCGGATGCCATGGCGCTTCTGGATATCGCCCTGGACGCCAACCCCATCGGCATCATCGTGCTGGCGATCGGCGCGCTGATCGCGGTCATCGCCCTGGTCGGGGTCGGCGTCTTTCAGATTTACAAGCACTGGTCCGGCATCACCGCCTGGTTCGCCAAGGTGTGGAAGACGGTCCAGGACATCTTCTCGGCCGCGTGGAAGGTGCTCTCCGACCTCACCCCCGACTGGCTGAAGACCCTGCTCAAGCTGGCCGGCCTCGGCATCGCTCTGACCGTCAAGAGCGTCTCCGCTCTGGCCGCGCCCTTCCTCGGTCCGCACGCCCCGCCGCCGGGTGCGGCGCCCGGCCATCCCGGCGCCGGCGGCGCGCGCAAGACGCCGGCGATGACCCGCATCCACCTGCACATGACCAGCGACGGCAAGATCCAGGTGAAGTCGGTCGACGCCGGCGGCGGGGCCGAGGTCAGCTTCTCTCGCGGCGTGATGCCGGCGTGACCCGATGACCTGGCGCGACCGTCTTCTGCCCGGCTCTTTCAGGGGTGTTCCGTTCAGCGTGACGGAGTCGTCGACCACCTTTGGCCGGCGCAACAAGCTGCATGAGTATCCGGGCCGCGACGTCCCCTGGTCGGAAGACTTGGGGCGTAAGGCCGGGGCCTGGTCGATCGAGTGCATCACCATCGGCGATGACTACGACACCGCCCGCAACGCCCTGATCGCGGCCTGCAACGCCACCGGGCCGGGGACGCTAGTTCACCCCTACCTTGGCACGCTCAGCGCCACCTGCGGCGAGGCCACGGTTACCGACTCGACGGCCGAGGGCGGCCTCGCGCGGTTCACCATCCCCTTCACCGAGTCCGGCGTGGATGTGACGCCCGCGCCGACGCCGGACACGCAAGGGCAGGCGATCGCCTCGGCGGCCACGCTGCAGAGCCAGTCGGTGGTGAGCGCCACCAACGACATCCAGGTGGGCGACCAGGCCGCGTTCGTCACCACCGAGGCGTCCAGCGTGCTCGGCCAGGCCCAGGCCGCGCTGACCACCGCCCTGCGGGCGGTGCAGGCGCCGGCCGCGCTGCTGGCCAGCGTCGAGCCGCAGATCGCGGCGATCGAGACCACCGCTGTCGCCCTGCTGAACGCCCCGGCGAACCTGGTCTCGCAGATCTATGGCGCGATCGCTGGAATCGCCTCGATCGCCCCCTATGCGGACGACGCCCTGGCCCAGTGCGAGGCGCTGCTGGGTTTCGGCGCGAACCTCCCCGCCGTCGCTCCCATTACGCCCGACCGGATCGCTCAGGGCGGCAACCAGGTCGCCATCGTCCAGCTGGTCCAATGCGCGGCGGCGGCCTCGGCGGTGACCGTGGTCAGCCAGATCGACTTCACCAGCTACGACGACGCCGTGGGCATCCGCGACCCGCTGTCCGACAGCCTGGACGCCTTGGCGCTGGCGATCGCCGACGGCGGCGATGATGACCTGGCCGACGCGGTGGACCAGATGCGGCTGGCGATGATCGCCGACGTGACGGCCAGGGGCGGCTCCCTGGCGCGGCTCTACGCCTACACCCCGGCGACCACCGAGCCGGCGCTGGTGATCGCCCAGCGGCTCTACGGCGACGCCACGCGGGCCGATGAGATCGTCGCACGCAACGCCATCGCCCACCCCGGCTTCGTGCCCGGCGGTCTGGTATTGGAGGTGCTCAGCGATGACTGACAGCGCCGCCAACTTCGTGCTCACCGTCAACGGCCAGGTCTTCGGCGGTTGGAAAGAGATAGAGCTGACCCGCAGCCTGGACGTCATGGCGCCGGCGTTCGAGATCACCTGCACCGACCGCTGGCCTGGCCAGCCGCAGCAATGGCCGCTGCAGACTGGGCAGGCGGTCAAGATCACCGAGAGCGGCGAGCTGCTGGTCACCGGCTGGATCGACGAGATCGAGCCCCGCGTCCAGGCCGAGGATCACACCGTCAAGGTGCGCGGCCGAGGCCGCACCTGCGATCTGGTCGACTGTTCGGCGATGAACAAGCCGGGCACCTGGAAGGGGCTGACCGGCGACCAGATCATCGCCGCCATCTGCAAGCCCTTCGGCATCGGCGTCACCTGTACGGCCCCGATCGGCGCGGCCTTCCCGAGCTTCGCCCTCCAGCAGGGCGAGGCCTGCAAGGACGCCATCGACCGGATTTGTCAGCAGCGGTGCTGGCTGCCGATCGAGACGCCCACTGGAGACCTGCTGCTGGCCGCGCCCAGCGCCAACACCGCCGCCGGCCAGCTCATGCTCGGCGGACCGACCGGCAACATCGAGATCGGCGAGGCCAAGCAGTCGGCCCTGGAGCGGTTCAGCGTCTATGTGGTCAAGGGCAACCGCAAGGGCTCTAACCACGACAGCGGCGCGGTGGTCAGCGCGGTGACCGCCCAGGCGACCGACGCCGCCGTCACCCGCTACCGCCCGCTGATGATCCTGTCCGAGGACCAGGCCACCACCGGCTCGGCCAAGACCCGCGCTCAGTTCGCCGCCACTGTCCGCGCCGGCCGGGGCCAGACCGGCAAGCTGACGGTGTCCGGCGCGCGTGACGCGGCCGGCAAGCTCTGGGCGCCCAACTACCTGATCCCGGTCGCGGCCGGCGACCTCGGGCTGATCTCCAACCTGCTGATCAACGAGACCAAGACCAAGGTCAGCGACGCGGGCACCCAGACCGAGATCCATGTGGTGCGGCCGGAGGCCTATAGCCTCGGCGAGATCAAGGGCGCGTCGCTGTCGCGCCTGGATAACCGAGCCGCCGGCCGAGGCCGCAAGGGCAAGTCCGGCCGCAAGGGCAAAGGGCCGGGGCTGAGCGCGCTGGCGGACCTGCAAGCCGGCCAGGGCAGCGAAGGCGAGGGCCAATGAGCGCCGCCCTAATGCGCTTGGCCAAGGAAGCCCACCGCCGCGCCTTCATGGCGATAGGCCGGGGCGTGCTGGCTGCGATCGACGACAGCCAGACTGCCCAGTCGCTGCAGCTGACCCTGCTCGACGGCGAGACCGCCGACGAGATCGAGCGCTTCCAGAACTATGGCTTCACCAGCGTGCCCTTCGCGGGCGCCGAGGCCGTCATGGTGGCCGTGGGCGGCCTGCGGTCCCATGGCATCGTGGTGGC